GCTCCGCTTGTTCTGTTGCTTCCCCAATTCCCTTGCATAGCTGCTGATATTCCTCTGATGCGTATGCTTCCCTTTCTTGAGCACCAATGCTTTGCTCACCAGACTTCTTCATCATAATAGACTTTAGACTGGATTTGTATGCTTCAAGTTCAGCAAGCTGGCCCTTAGCTTTAGCGTATGCAGGTGCGTTCTCCCAAATGTACTCGATTGCTGGGTGTGGTGAATAGTCGCTCATGTGCTGGCCCTCAAGTATTAGATTTTTTCTTACATGGAAACGCAGCACCCAAAGCTGCCGATACAAACCTGTCTGCGCTCTGGTGTCGGTGCTCTGGTGAGCTGACTAGCAATTGCTGGACCATATCCACAGCTTGTCGCAAAGATACGTTTGCAGGTGTGCAATGTGTCGCTCTTATTGCTGTGTCAAAAGCTCCCGCTATATATCCATACGCAAAATTCTTGTCGCTTGTGTTCGCGCTTTCTAGCTTGGTCAACAATTCGTTACCAGTAAAAAACTCCGCGCTTGCGGGTGCAACAAAACAGATACTTATTGTTACCAATATTGATTTAATCATCTTAATTCCTTGTTTAGAATTTCACGATTTTTTAGATTTAAGTTAAATATGCTGCTATTGCGTACGCCTTTGACTCGCTTAACATACGTCCGAGCTGACTTTTCTTTCTGCGTCAGCGGTTTAATTCTTTTCTTTGCATCTGGTTTAGCACCCAACGAATAGACTGCGCGAATGTGTGCTTTACCTGTAATCGAGTGTCTGGTATAGCTTGATATATATATCCTCTTACCAAACTTGGGTGACACTTTCTTAAGCTGAGACAATCTGCTTGATACTTGATCGTGCGTCAGGTCTAACCTTCTGCAAACTTCAGCTTTGGTCAAGGGTTCTTGTTCGAGCAACAGCAGAATGCGATCAGTTGTTGCACCCCAACCAACCTTGTGACATTCAATGCAAGAGCAAAAACCAGACCCACAGTTTTGCGGTTTCATTTGTTTTTGTCCTTCAGGATAGCTTCAGCAAATTTCATGCTAAGTACAGTTTGTGGTGGCTGATATTTAAAATCATTGTCATCCAACCCAACCCAAAGTTTTTGCTCAGGCATCTGCATCAGTAACTTTAGTCTGTACTCTGCTAATTCATTGGCACGCTTTAGTTTTGCTTCCAGCTCTTGCCAGGCTTCTTCTTCTGGATCGTCAATCATGGTTATCCTTTGGTAGTCCAAGTAAAATTTTCTCGTTTTTAACCCAATGCAACTGTCCAAACATTCCTTGATGCTGTCTTGCTAAATTCAATGCTTGTGCTGTGTTGTCAAAATTCTTGTCTTGTCTGTTGATCCGAAAGCAATGGACATAGCGACCACCATTCCTTTTCTCAGTATCCAAGATTGCACGTTCAACATTCTTGTCTGCTCTTAAGATTCGATGCACATTCAACGGAGTGTTGTTTAACTTTTCAGCAATCGCTCGGACTGTCATCCAATCCGTGTTTGTTTCTAAAACCTCAAGAATCTTTGTTCTGAGCTTTGTCATATACGATCCTTCCGTCTGGGTAAAACAAAGTGTTTGCCATCCTGCTTGGTGCTTCAAGTATCGTCATGCTGTTTGGTCTGGTGTATTGTTTTTTCAGCACAAGTGGCGGTCGGTCAAACTTGTGTATCTTGTCTTGTTTTTTCATGTTGTCACCTAGTTGTGTTCAGTTAGCTTAACATATCCAACGCAGTTTTGTAGAAATTTATTTGCACCAACGATAATTTTTCACCTTTCGCATGACTGTCACGCAGCTTCTTTGCCCAACGTTTGTGGTCAACATTCCCGTTATCATCCTTTGGTGCCTTAAACGCCTTCAGAGCAATTTCAGCTAAAACCTTATCAACCACCTCAACTGGTGCTTTCGCAGCGTCCAGAGCAATTGTGGTGGGTCTGGGAGCTTGTTTGCACAGACTCTTAAACTCGATCAGGTTTGGACAACGGTCTGGTAGGTTTTGCAATGCCCAACCGATAGCGTTGAGGTTGTCAGCAAAGATACCGAGTTCATGCGCCCAGGCTGACTTGACTTCGTTTAGCGCAATACCGTTCCACTTGTTTTTAAATTCCAATCCATATGTCATGGATAGTCGGTCAAACAAACGCTCGACAGCAGCAATTGATATGCTCATTTTAAAATCCTTGGTGTATTGGTTTCCATTTCAAAAATGTCTTTTTCAAATGTAGGTTTTCTACCCGCAGCTTCGTCAAACCATTCTCGGTTTTCCTTTACCCAAGGTTTCTCGCTGTCTTTGCGTTCAGCTCTCTGCTTGCGTATCCAGTTCCTCCATGTTGCAAACCAGTCAGCTTTTGCTTTAGCTTCTGAAATCCAATAATCCTTAAACCCGTCCGCAACTTGGTTGACGTTAAGATCAGGCCTTTCTTTCTTTGCCCAGATTGCAAACTCATCAGGCAACTCCCAATCAATCGACAACCTAGTTGATTTGGCAACCTTGGTTGCACTCTCTTTTATTGGTTCTTGGTTAATGGTTAATGGTTTATGTTTAATGGTTGGTTGCACATCCGTTGTACGCTCGTTGAACGGTCGTTCAAGAACCGCATCTTTACTTGCTTTCCGAGCCTCTGCACTTTTCTTGCCAGCCATTGATGCAGACTTTTGTTTGCTTTTATACTCTGCTATTTGCTCATCTGCTCGCTTATTTATCCAGCCTTTTTCGGTCAAAATAAAGTAGTCGTTGAGCACCCGTTGAACGTCCGTTGAACAGTCGTTCAAACCAATAAATGTGCAAGGTGTTTCTATCGGTATAGGTTTTTCGTGCAAGTAATACAGGTCAAGCAAACGCCTGTAAATTAGGTCTTGCATGGGTGTCAAATATCTTGTGTGACTAGCGTAGTCACCGATATTGAATTGATAGTAGTGCATGGAAAGTCCAAAAAAAAGACTTAGGCGGGACACTCACCGTTTTAAGGTGTTGGCGGACTGGTCAGCACCAGCAGTATCCCGTCTAAGTCTTGCTGAATCATTCCCCGCCAAGGGATGTCACAACTATAAATCTAACTTGTTAAAAAGTAAAGTGGGTCTCTATAAAGCAAGATTATCCATAGAAAACTAAACACAGGTTTAGAACGGCAAAGAGTGCGGGTGCCTACCAAAGAACCCAGACCTGCTATACCGTCATACTATCTGGTCGCTAACACCAGACCCCACGACTCTACTCTATCAGATTTATTGCAACTCTGTCCAAATGTCTTGCCATGTATCTGGGAATAGCTGCTTGCGGGTAACTTCACCACCAGTCGCTTTCTCTAAACCTGCTGCAAGAAAGATCATCTTGTCTTGCGGAATACCGTTGCTGCGCCACATTGAAACCGCAGGAGCTGACACACCGCACAGTTTTGCAACCCTTGCAGTCCCACCTAGTATGTTGATAATTTCAGAATTTGTCATAGGTTACATCATAATTGATAAGCTACCTGAATACAACACTTGCATAATCAATTCAGATAGCTTAATATATATGGACTGACACAAGTCAGGACAACTCAATATAGGTGATATATGAAAGCACTCTCGCAAGCTCTCGTCAAAGCTCAAGCTGCAATGTCCCACGCAGCAAAAGACGCTAAAAACCCTCACTTCAAATCTGCATACTCTAGCTTGGTTTCCGTCATTGACGCAGTAAGACCACATCTTGCCGGAAACGGATTGGGATTTGTACAAAAGCTGCATACTGCTGATGGTGGTATCTCAGTCGAGACAGTCCTGATCCATGAGTCTGGTGAAGAGCTGTCGTGCGGTATTTTGTTTATCCCTGCGACCAAGCAAGACGCACAGGGTTTCGGTTCAGCAATTAGTTACGGTAAAAGATACAGTCTGCAAGCAGCTCTCGGTATCGCAAGCGAGGACGATGACGGACAAGCAGCAGTCAAGACCCGTCCTGCACCCGTACAGACCGTTAAAGTCACAATTGATATGGACGCTGCCGTAGACGAAATGTCAGCTCAAACATCGATTGATGCGCTCAAAGAGTGTTTTGCGAGATGGTACAAGTCTGCTGAGGGTGAGCAGAAAGAAACACTCAAGTTTATGTATGACGGTATCAAAGTCAAAATGACATCAATGGGAGTTAACTAATATGGCAAACGACCTAAACCGCTGTGAGTTCATTGGACGCTTGGGTAAAGACCCTGAGATTCGCTACGCTGCGTCTGGTGATGCAATTGCAAACTTCTCAATCGCTTGCGGATGGAAGTCCAAGGAAAAAGAATCTACTGAGTGGGTGCGTATCACAGCCTTTGGCAAACTCGCTGGTATCTGTGGTGACTATCTCAAAAAGGGATCACAAGTCTACATTGCTGGACGCATGACTACCCGTAAGTGGCAAAACAAAGATGGTGTCGATCAATACACCACCGAGGTTGTCGCTGACCAGATGCAGATGCTTGGTGGTAAGTCTGAGCAAACTGAGCAAGCAGCAAAGCCTGACGCATACCGTCAAATCAAACAAGGTAATGTTGTTGATTTAGAAGATGATGTGCCGTTCTGATGAATCAATACGAACAAGCAATTCTATCTGCTTGGAGGTTTCAGCAAATCCAAGAGGGTGACATTGTGGATGCACAACAAGCTCTCTGGATTGCTGAAGCGATTGAATTACTTAAACTACTATCTAAGACTAAATAAATGAACATCAACAATTTGATACCTGCATTTCCGACTTGGATAAACGATGATGCAATGGCGCAAGGGATGAGCTTGCGAGACCACTTTGCTTCAATGGCACTTATTTCTTTGTTAAATGATGATCTTTCAAAAACGCTAGATAAACAACAAGGTATGGACTGGGCAGCTAAAACAGCGTACAAAATTGCAGACACAATGATGGAGCACAGAAAATGATTATTAACTCTACAAATGCTGAATCAGGCCATTGGTACGACAAAGACGGATTTCCTGCTTATACGCTTATCGGTAAGAATGGTAAGGAACGGAATACAACAGTCGCAGACGCTCGCAAACTTGATCTAGTCCCATCGGTGACTACGATCCTTGGGATTGCAGCGAAGCCAGGACTCAACACTTGGTTACAACAACAGGTACTTTATGCAGCTCTCACGCTCCCCAGACTGGAGGACGAAAGCGAACAGGATTGGTTAGTCAGGGTAATGTCGGACGCTAAGTCTACAGGTCGTGATGCTGCTGACCGCGGTACTCGTATGCATGGAGTGCTTGAGCGTTTCTATCGGAATGAAGTCTTGTCGGTTTGGCCCATCTACGTTATCGAGACAGACCAAGCTGTGCGTGAGCACTTTGGAGATCACAAGTGGATCGCTGAGACTAGCGCAGCATCAGGCGAGGACGGATTCGGTGGAAAAGTTGATTTGTGGTGCGAGGAGGGTGACGGTATTGTGGTCGATTTTAAGACCAAGGAAGGGTCGCTCGACAAGGTTGCTGTCTACCATGAGCACCTGATGCAATTAGCAGCCTACAGAGTCCTTCTGGGTGTCCCACGAGCACGAGCTGCAAACGTGTTTGTCAATGAGAAAGGAGACGTAAAGATCATCGAGCACGATCAGGACGATCTTAAGTCTGCATATGAGTGTTTCAAATGTCTCTTGAAGTTTTATAAGATTAAGAATAATCTGTAGGCGTGAGCTGAAATGCGGTGTCCCTCATGACTCCTTGACCGCAGAGTAGGCTCACCTTTCACTTTTTTACAACACTTAGGGTTTGTCCCTATAAATATCGCTTGTTTATACTATTCAGTTAGCTTAATATTCTATTCATGCAGTACGGTTTATCAGATTTAGCGGGAAACGACAGTAGGTCGAAACGGATGCGTAGGTATCCAAACAAGCTAAACGTTTTACCGTATTGCATATTTTAAACAACAAATACAGGTGCATAACATGATACATATTTCCCCAGAGTCAGGTCGCTTTGACAATGTTCACGGTGACGAGGATTACAAAGACAATCTCGGTGCTGAGAAAGTTGACCTCTACGACGTTATTTTTGCAATCCGTGATAGCGCATCAACGCACGACGGTATGAGTCACCACGACTGGATACAACGTATTTGCGAGGGTGACGAGATCACTACGATCATGCAGGAAATTATCAAGAATCGTGCAAACCCAGCGTTCGCAGAAATTATGAATCAAGTTGAAGCAGCAATTGAGGGGTGGTTATGAAATACGAAAAAATGCCCGTCGAGGGTTATGTGCTCGGTGCAATCATCTTGTTTGCAGTCTTTGGATTCTTACCGCTTCTCAAATACCTAATGGGTGCATGATGAAACAACAGGAACGCATCATCCAATGTCTCAAGACCGGATGGGTTTCCGGTTTAGACGCACTAAGACAAGCAAAAACAATGAAATTATCAACCAGAGTAGGAGAACTTAAAAATGCAGGATGGAACATTCAATCACGGTGGAGCACAGACGGACGCTACAAACTCTACAGACTCGTCAAACCCTATCAAAAAAGTCAAAGCAAGAATCTTGAGTCCTGACTTTATTTACGTTCCTGCTGCTTCGACGGACGTACAAAAGACTTGGATGCGACTGACGGACTGGAGGCCCTTGCAGTTATGAGTGCAAACGATAAGCAAGTCGATGGCAAGCACTACCAGCTAGAGATTCAGCCTTGGGATTACATTACGCTTAATCGCCTAGGGTATCTTGAGGGAAACATAATTAAATATGTGACTCGCCACAAGCAAAAGAACGGTGTCAAAGACCTTGAGAAAGCTAAACACTATATCGACAAACTAATTGAAGTCGAGTACGGAATTACTCAAGCATCTCAGGAATGACCGTAATTTTACTTACTTGACCGTACGCTTCATGGTAAGTGATGGCAGACACCTGACGCTCTGCCATCCACCCTCCACGGGCAGCATAAGCATCTCTGGCAGCTAAAGTAGGATGCTGCACCACAGTCATGCCGCTGTGCTCTTTCTCTTCCACATGGTGCCTGTGTCCGGTGTGGCAATATCGCTTGGTAGTCAGTCCCCAAACTTGCGGAAACTGTGACGCAAACAATAGCGGGAGTCTGTCATTTTTGTTTAGATGCCCATGATGAAACGCTAACATCACTTCGCCGTGTGTGTAAACGTAATAAGGCAGTTCGCTGTCAATCACATGGACACGGGGATCGTTTTCATAAAGTGCTTTGAACATTGATCTTAGCCAAATACTACTGACCAGATCATGGTTGCCTTCAGCCATCAGCACGATAACGCTTTCGTGATGCATTAATGCAAAGTCTACAAGCCTCCGCAAGATGCGTACACTTGCTTGAACAATCTTAGAGAACCGTCCGTCTGCATCTAGATTGTGGCCGCCCGTTGGCGTGACCGCTACCATGCCATCAAAGTGCAGCCAATCGCCCAACTGACACACAAAGCCTGTGCTTGCTGGTGGGCTTGACTTTACCATCTGCTCAAAGCAACCTGTTAAAGTTTTCTCTGCTATCTTTAAATCCCAATCAGCACCACCCTCTTTGTGCCAAGCAAGCATACCCAAGTGGCAATCAGTCATAACATATAAATTACATAAACTCTTTATATGTATACTTTGAGTTACAGATGGGTCTAGCCTGGGCAGTTCGTCTGCCATTGCTACAAACGCCTCTTTGATAATTTCAATGCGTCGGTCTTCGTCTGCACTAGACTTTACCCATTGACCAGCAGCCTTGCCCTCAGCATTGTAATAAGTGGATACACCCTTGACTTTGAATCCATCAGGCACAGTACGAGTCATGTCGTGCTGTGGTGCGTAGCCTTGTTTTGCGGCATTGCGTTCTAAAATCGTAATGCTTTGCCTGATCGCCGTTGGGGTAACCCCTAATGCAGCAGCAGCATCTCGGTATGTTCCATGCAGATTAACAGCATCAAGTCTTTGCGCTTGCTGTTTGTTGCCAAACTCTTTTAACTTTGTATCCAATTTCATAATTTTTTACGCCAGTAACAAGTCTCATCTGCGCCCCAAGGTTTTGATGGCGTGAACATCTTAAATCCGCAAGCAATAATTGAGTTTGCACTTGCGGGATTGTTGTAAGTGTCAGTAATGAGCCAATTAAGTTTTAAACGCTTGGCTTGGCGCTCACGAACTCTGATGAGCCGTTTCTGTAACCCTTTGCCTCTGTATTTGGAAAGTATTCCTGCTCGGCAAAGATAACCAGTATCACCCCATTGCGCTGATCTGCGTAAACTACAAAACCCTATAGGTCTATCATCTTGGTAAAGAATCCACCACCAGCCTACATTTGTAGTAAGTGGCGTGTCACCGGAAAGTGTCTCTAACTGTAACCAATGCAGTAGTGCCGCTTGAGTTTCTAGCGAACCATCGACTTGGCGAACGCTGAACATGACGCATCTAGGCTAACTCAAAGTGAGGGGAATCGGACTCTCCACGCTCTCGGAGGTTTCCATCCATATCCCAGTCACCACCATATCTTAAGCGTACCCCAAGTTCTTCTGCTGCTGACATCATTGCAATGTAGATTGCATCAAACTTGCTGATGTCATTCCAATCGACTGGAAATGGGCAAATGTCCACAGCGTGACCATATCCATCTTTACCGATAGCGTGAGTTGATGCGTCTTTAGTCCAAGTGACTACAGGCCCTGGCTTAGTCCGACCCTGCGCCCACAGCTCGTCTTGTCTTTCCTGTGTACGCACACCTTCAATTACGATAAAGTCTTGCTCTGTGATCTGAATAGCAAACTCGACAACCGCAACCAGATCAGGATGCACCTTTCGTAAATTGCTAATGCTGCGCTGTGAAAGTGAATAGCTCATCTTGGGAATGCTCCGTTTAGCGTTCGGGAATCAAGGGAGTGTCCATCA